TTCTCCATCCAACCCCATACTTGTACTGTTACAGGGTCATTACCTCCATTAGCATGAGCCAAATTGCCAAATGACTTAATAGTAAGTTCACCCATTTGGTTTTGCTCAAACTTGGATAAGGACAAGTAATTGTTCGGGAAGAAAAATGGTAAGCTCATTTCTCCTCCTTCATTCTTAGACGGATTGATGTAAATGTGTGGCTTTTGGCTAGCCTGCACAAGATCGACATCAAGAAAATTTCTCGAAACAGCAAGCTCGTCAAAAGCTGCATGTGGATTATAGGACACTAAAGCGCGTCCATAATGAAATCCAGTTCCTGAAATTAACACCTTGATGTGCATGGTACCTCGGAGAAGTTCATAATTGGCGATTTTTGTTCTCACAAAAGGATCGGCAAGAAAATCTCTCCAAGGATTCAAATTGAAAAACAATGGTTGAGCAACAGCCCAAGACTGGGAGCTCAATTTCACGGGTCGTTCCAAGAACGCTCCGAGATCACTTCCAACTTTCGTTGCTGTATCCATTGTATCATCATATCCTGCTTTTACATCAGTCATCCAACCAGCGGTTTGATCGTTAAATCCCACTAGTTGTTCAGTTGCATGATCAGCACCAGTACCCACTCCGACTCCGGCCTCTCCAGACTGGGGTTCGAAGCCATGCTTCTCGGAGTGTGGGACGTCTAACGGTCCCGGAACACTCCACCCAACACAATCACTCACTTCACGTGTAATAATTGCAGGTTTTGGGCACTGTGGTTTTTCTGCACTTAAGTCAGCAGAACTACTTTCCCCCTTATGCGCTGGGGGTTGCGCTTTTGATTTAGTAGCAAGCTAGAAATATACTTATTGAAGGCTCAGTGCTCAGCTGAGATCCTCCTAAGGGATGTTTTCTAGGGTTTAGTGCGTTCAAATACCCGAATTAACGTAAGTAATGGCACAAGCCGGAGCTAAATAGCTCCCCACATCCTTGCGGATGGAACTATTCTACAAATACCAGGGCTTCCATAATAGAAAAAGGCCAAAAGAAAAGGAATTTTATCACCCATTATAGGCCAAATGTAGAACCAAAAGTTTGCAGTTTATAGACATGCAGGTCTTTGTTACTGGACTTTATGAGTCGTATTTTGCCTTCCAACGAAGGACACGCTCATCATAGTCCACCCCGACAGTTAATGGAAAGACTCCAGAAGTCTGTGAAACTTCTTTCATTTGTTCCATTCTCATGTCAAAAATCTCTCTACCGTGAAAAAACCATTCACGGAGAGCCCCATCGATGTTTTGCGCTGAAATCTCTTTTGGACTAAGGTCTTCCGACTTCAATCCAGAGTGCAACGATTTGAAAATCGACATTTCATCCAACATCCCTACGATAGAATCCAATTCTTTATCGTAACGATTTTTGCGCTTCAAGAAATCCGCATCTCCATCCTTCATAAATGGAATGGGATCGGATGTCTTGTCGGGCATTGTAAATTTCATATCATTGTCTGCCAGAAACTTGGCAAATGACACATGATTATGTCTATTCAATCCTTCTATGACTGATCCCTTTAAATCATCGCCATAGATTGCAATAGAATTACAATCCCTAAACCTAACCGGTCTGCCCAATTTGGCAGCAAAACCCGGCTTGTCCTCTTCAATAGTGTCCTGCGTATAGGCATGGAAAAAACCCAAACGATTCAAAATCGAATTAACTATTGAATTGATATACACCGTCATGTTTTGACCTGAAGGATTAGTTCCTAAAAATCTCATTAAAGTCCCATTGTAAGCTACCAACGGATTAGTAACTTCAAATGTAATAGACTCCATGATGGTTATATCCTTAATCGAATAATTGCCACTCCATTTAGCAATACGATGCATGACGCCAAAAGCAGCTTGGGTTAGCTGCGCTGGCATACGTAAATCGTATTTGGAGTAGTCTCCGGCAAGTATTCGGTCCTTCCCAAATTTATTCATGTGTTTAGCAAGTTCATCCCATTCTCTCCCACTGGCATTGATACCAACTGCACACTCAGCTACTAACGGATTTAATGATAGAAAGCGAGCGATAGGCAAATAGTATTTACGAATAGCCAATTGTAGAATGATGGGAGCAGCTTGAAACACTCTCACTTTATCCTTGGTTTTGAGGGTTGGCTCGTCTTTGAGAGCGGAACCGAAAATGCAATTTCTACACTTTCGGGACGCCCACATGTCGAGAGCTTCATGATATTCACGCATAATGTGAGCTTCAAAAATAATTGGCTCAGTTATGTTATCATGGTCCTCAGGGTTCAAATGAACCAAATGTGGCTCTTTGGATCCCCCCACCGGGAACCCTATTGATGTATTTATTTTCATTCTATCGATGAATTTCCATCCATCGATACCGGAAACAGTTTCAACGTCAGTCAATGGTCTCATTTCTG